ATTGATGGACAAGATGCTTGGAACTTTTTTGAAATTAAATTTATGGCAAAAGGAGATGTACCTTATCCTAGAAACCCAATTGGCCCTAATACAGATTTAGAAAGTCCGCTAACAAATGGTGCATTTAGCCTTGGAATTACAGGTGCTACAGGATCAATAGATTCCTTTAATATTAGTAATATTGGTAGTTATGTAAGAAGGTTTGAAGGTTTTGCACTTGCAGGAAGTGGCACTGGTTTTGCGCTTTTAGAACAAGGTGACGGAACTTTTATTGGCGCTATTCAAGGAAATCCAGAACTTCAAGCACACTCTGCTTACAAAAATAAATACAACGGGGGTATAGCGCAAAATACATTGTTTGATTTTGCTAATCAAATTGACGATTCAGAAGTATTTGATTTTCAAAATGGATTTAATCAATTTAATTTTTACGACGATAGTAATTCTAATATAACAAAAACAGAAATAACTGGAATATATTTCTTCCCAGGTTTTTTTCACGGTTATATTGAGGGCTTTGTGAATGGTCTTTTTGATTTTCTGACAGGTGGACCAGTTCCATCTGGTATAGATAGGGCTAAAACTACACAATTTATCTTAAGTGACACAACTGGATTTGACTCTGAAAATGTAAAAGTTGGTGCTGAATTTGTAATAGATGAAGATTCGTATACTGGTAGGGCAAAATTAGTAATGGATTGGACATCAGCAACACATGGAAGCACTGGCTACCAAGATAGAACTGGAGAAGATGGAAATTTGACTGGTTTAATACCATTACCAATAGGAAAAAGAGCTATACTAAGAAAAGACACAAGTATTGATTATGAGGATTTAAATTATGGGGTATTTGAAGATTATAACAACGCAAATTTAGATAAAATAGAATCTGGATCTTACGCTTCTTTTAGATTAAAAAATACACAACCCCAATTGTATAAAACCATGGCAATTGATCATGAAGAGAATAATTTATATTCCGTAATGGGGGTTTTTCATGATACTGGAAAATTTGAAGCCATAGAAACACAAGATTTCGACTTTAAATATCAATTTACTGGTTATAATATAGGTATACCAGAAAGCGCTGTAAATAAAATAACAGAACCATCTGGTTTTACTACAACCTCGGAATATTTAGAAAGTGAAAACATAATTAATTTTAAAATTTCTGGAGATCCACAAGGAAATGAAGATGCGTATTTAATAAGCGTAGTGTATCCAAACGGAAGAAGAAATCAAAAACGAGTTTTAAAAGGAACTGAAATAGAAAATAATTTTATAGTCACCAGCGGGTTTATAACAGAATTAGATTCATATGGTAATTATAAATTAACTGTCCAATCTGAAAGAAGATGATAACAAATTTTGTTAAAGTAATTCCCCCAAATACAAAGCATAATATAAAAATAGGAACTATTCTATCGCCAAATTGTTTGGAAACATATCAATCTGACTTAAAAAAAATAAAAATTAAAAGAGATAAGAGAAATTGGTTTAAATTTACTTTATTTGACTTGGGTACATATAAATATTTTAAAGAAATGTCTTTTCCTAATTTTTATGCAGTTATAGATTTACTTGATGAAAATAAAAAAATAATTAAAAAAGAATTTAAAAAAACAGATGATATGTTAATTTGCGTGAAAGACAAACACGTCAGTAAATATATAAAGGAAAATTTTTTTTTAAATTTAAAAATAATTAAAAACGCAAGAATTTTAGACGAAGCTGAGGTAGAGTTTGTAAAAGAGTGTAAATTATAAGATGAAACGTAGATTCAGAGGTATTAAGGGAAGAGCGACTTTGACGCCACCAGCACAAGGAACGCCCGCATTACAATCCTCTGCCTCTATGGCTATTATAGATATGTTGGGCGAAGGCCCAATAGACGGATTAGTTAAGCAAAATGGTAAAAGAGCAGAAGGTATTAATTTACTAGAAGGGGTATTTTTAGATGACACAAGGGTAAAAGAACCAGATGATCTAGCGCCTATATCTGGAGAAAGTTTAACTGGGTTAAAGTTTAATTCAGTCCAATTAATTGATAGATTAACAACTGGATCCATGAACGAAGCTTTAGACAATATTAAAAATAATTTGGCATTACATTCTGGCTTAAATGAAAATAACGAGTATTTGCACTTTTTGAGAACAGGTGAGCTAGAATCAGAAAGACAAGATATATTAGATTTTATAGAAGAAAATAGTGGATATTTGGGACAATTTGGATTGATTCAATTTAATATAGATGAAGCTTTTGGAACTGGTCTTTTTGCAAGAACAAAATCCGCTAATTTTGATAATTTTTCAGTAAGGTCTTATAATGTTACTAGATTTGAACCGGATATTTATTTTAACGAGACTGAAGAAAAAAGAGTAATATTAACAGACTCAGACGATAGTGTGGAAGTTCCAGCTTCTCTTTTTTATCATTATCCTTTGTTCAATAATGATTTGCCAGGTGGGTACGCAAGTGCTAATAATAAAACTGAAATATTTGGTGGCGCATTTAAATTTAGAACATCTGGACTAGCTGGAGGAGGTATTGCTTTCTTCTACATAGGTAATGCCATAGCTACTGGAGATGCTGGGGTTTTTGATACTGGTAAGTTTTTTGTAGCTACAAACGATGCAGATATAACTGGAGTAATTGGAAGTGGTCAAGATGGCGGATATGATGTTTTTGTTTATGATAATTCAAGTCAACTTTTAAGCTTAGATAATGTATCAAGAAAACAAGTGTATCCAGAAATTGGAGAAATAGATGGAACTGATTTTAATATTGGCATTATTAGTGATTTAAATTCGCAATATAATTATACAAATTTTGCTTTTGATTTTAGAAAAGGTTATGAATTTCAACCTTTTATGGAAGGATATCAAGAAGCGGCTCAAGATTTTGACGTTAAAAAAATGTTATTGGGGCCATTAGCAACTGAAAGAGATGACGCTGCGCAAGGAGAAGGACAAGGTTATAAAGACATTAGGGGTGGTGGAGATTTTTCTAGTTGGAGACAAAATTTACCATTAGATCATGAACCTTATCCTTATACCCACAGAATAAAAAGAATAGATGTTAAAAAATGTTATCCGACAATTGCTATAGAGCAGTTATTTGATACGATTGCGACCGGAGATGATGCTGGCGAACAGAAATCTGCGACAGTTGCTTTTGCTATAGATTTAAATTTTGATGGCAAGGCTGGTCATACAGGAGTAAATGCGTTTGGTCAAAATAGTACAGATCATACTGGACTCAATGAATTAACTCTTAATGGAAACAGTTTAAGGGATGTAGTTCTAGGAAGAAAAGGAAAAAGTATAAAAAAAACAGTACAAGGAATAGCTACAACAATATATCTAAAAACATTTTCTGATATACCAGATTTACCCAAAAATAGCGAATTAAAAGATTTGAGATATACGCCAGATGATATTACAGATTTAACTCAAGAGATATTGGATAGAGATGGATCGCTTTCTGGAGAATTAATTTTTCCAGATGATTCATGGAAAGAAGTCGAAAGAACTTTAACGGTTACAAAATTAAGTTATGAAACTGATTCTACTTTGATAGCTAGAGAGATTAGTTTATCTTATGTAACCGAAATTGTTGGTGAAGATTTTAGTTATCCATTTGCAAATTTAGCCGCATCTACATTTGACGCAAGAACATTTGCTAGACAACCAACTAGAGCTTTTGATGCAAGATTTAAAAAAGTTTTAATACCTTCAAATTACAATCCTTTAAGAGGTGATGGATCTGATAAGAGATTTATCGATTCTTCTTCTAATTATGGAAAAAGAAGTATATATGAATTTAATAGTGGAAGTTATTTTGAAAGTCCTACAAAAATTTCTTGTGGACAAGACGACACATTAACACTGAGTGGTAAATTTTCTGTTAATAACGATCCTGGTACAACGGATGTTATATTTCAAACAAACACAGGAAGTGACAGTTTTTATCATCAATTGAATTTTCAAGTTCAATCTAATGGTATATTTTTCTTTGGTACGAGTGGCGATGCCACTAATGGGCCGCAAACTACTTTTACTAATTTAGTAAATATACCTTCCTTGATTGGATTAGAAACGGTTTTAGAGTTTAAAGCTGAATTGGATGTGAATAAAGCAACTTTAAAAGTAAACAATTTAACTGATGGTAATTCATATGGTGGAGACGCCTCGTTTTATTCCAGAACTTTTAACACAGATATTGATCCAACAGACGGTAAAAGTTTGTTTATTGGGGCAAGCATTAATGAAAATCAAATAGCAAGTGGCTCTAAAATAGTAGACTTAAAAATACAGAAAAACAATCAATTAATAAATAAATACGACGGCACGATCAAAGAAACCATTAGATTTGGAAAAGTATTATTCGATAGAATTAATGGCGACCATGCACAATTAATTGGAACTTATAATACTGTAGTTGCAGATAATGATTTTGATTTTGGTAGAAATAAAGAATTAATATATAACGGACATTGGGATGGAACATTTAAACTTGGGTGGACAGATAATCCAGCTTGGATTTTATATGATTTAATGATTAATCCTATATATGGAGTGGGAAATGCTCTAGATGATAGAGAGGACATCAATATATTTAAATTGTTTGAATTTGCTCGTCATTGTGATGCAGTAGATTCAGAAGGTAATTTTGATGGTGTACCAGATTCTCAAATTGGTTTAGAACCAAGATTTTCTTGCAACCTTAAAATTAGTGAGAATAAAAACGCATTTGAAGTTTTGTCTAATATAGCCTCGGTATTCAGAGGAATATCTTTTTGGGATGGAGCTTCTCTTTCTTTTTCAATGGATAAGGAAAAGGATGTAGCGGCAATATTTAATAATCACAATGTATATGATGGATTGTTTAATTATGCAGATGTTGCATCAACCGCAAGATTTACTAGAGTAGAGGTTTTTTATGCAGATGCTAAAAATGATTATATACAAAAATCAGAATATGTAGAAGATGAAGAAAGAATTAGAAAATATGGAATTATAACAAAAGCTAATAATGGTATTGGCTGTACTTCTAAATCTCAAGCTCGTAGATTAGGAAAATACGTTTTATTAAGTAATAAACTTGAAACAGAAATTTGCCAATTTCAGTGCGGTAACGAAGCTATGCTTTTAGAACCTGGCGATGTTATTAGAGTGGATGATGATTTAAAACATTTTGAAATTTCATATGCGAAAATTTTAGGAGTCACACGAATTCCAACTGGAGTATATATAGAAGATATAATTAATACTGGATCAATTAAAACAGGATCAAGTGAAGGCGGTTTACACACTTACAATTTCAAGCAACAACAAGAGTTATCTAGCTTATATGATATAGTTAATTTTAATCAGTTAAATGATTTCACCAATCAAGATGATTTTCTAACTGGACGTTATAGTGGAGTATTGCCAATTGAGCAAATAGAGCAAATGGATTACGAACAAATAACAAGACACTATATAACATCAATACAAAGAGACTCTAGCGGCATTTTTCTTGGACTTGGCTCGTCACTTACAGAAGTAGAAACAATAAGAACAGGCACTTATGCAAATATAGAATTAAATACAAATATTACTACAGAATACAAAATAGTTAAGAAAACTGAAGTAGACAAAAACAGATTCGAAATACAAGGATTACAATATGAAAGAAATAAATTCAATATGATTGAAGCTGAAGACTTCGATATTGTTGAAAATAATTATAATATTGGAATACCAGAACACACTATCAACAGACCATCCGCTCCAACTGTTGAAACTGGATCAAAAATAGAGCCAGATTCATCCACTTCGATCACTGGAGTAATTACAAAAGCGGCAGGAAGTAACGAAACATCTTATAGGGTCACAGTATTCAGAAAAAATATGTCTGGCCCATATTTTCAAAAAGAATTTTTGAAAGAGAGCGACGATACAACAGACTTTAAAATAGAAAATTTAAAAGCTGGTACTTACTCTTTAACCGTAACAGCTTTGAGAAATCCAGAATCAAGTCAAAATTATCAAGCAGAATTTACAATTCTTGGAAACAAACAGGTTTATATTAAAGATTTAATTAAAAATATAGAACTAAAAAATAATACATTCTCTGTTTACGAAAGAAATAATGGAAGTGGTTTAGGATCTGGTAATTCAGTATCTGATGATTGCGAATACAGTTTATCTTTAGTAAACAAAAAAAATGAAAACATTACAATCAATAATTCTGATTACACTTATAACATATATGCATCTAATAGCGGAGAATTTGAAACAGTAAAAACGGGATACAATTCAGATAGTTTTGTATTTACCGAAGCAAAAAATATCCTCGCATTTGGAGGATATTTTGACTCGTTTGATATTAAATTTAATTTAATGAAAGGTAGCAATATTATTGATACCGCTTGCTTTAAGACTACAACAACTTAAGTAGTTTGCGACAATCTTTTGCTGGAATATCTTTGAAGGAAGCCCAAGTTTTAACTTGCTCTGTGTCTCCGTCATATTTACCTTCTTTATACAAAGCTCGTAACCAGTCCTTAAAGCTATCGAAAGTGCTTACACCCATCTTTTCCTTAAGGTTCTTAGCTAAGATGCCTTGAGGGCTAATATCGGCTGATTCTGTAGGTGTTTCAATTGGAGTTTTATCTTTAGAACTGTCTATTTCATCTGCACCAACGATATGAATGTTTAAAAAGTTACGAACACAACGCACAAAAGCACGATTCTCAGCAATACATTCTAAAAACTTTGCGGCAAAACCGTTTGTATTGTGCGTAGTAGCGTTAGCTATTGAAGCAAAGGTTGGTCTAAAAGCATAGACGCCTTCATAATTTTCTATCCAATTAATCATGCATTGGACTACAACACGAGTATCTGAAGACTCCACAATATCATATGTAACATTGTGGAAACCACGAAGTTTAGCTAACTCTTTGATACCACTCAACTTAATTAAAAGCTGACCATCATCAAGACCCTCAATAGAATCTGGAACGGGCATTTTTCTTCGCTCAAACCAATCTTTGTTTGGATACAAATGTTCTAAAGGAATCATGGCTCTCCAATTAACCGAACCATCTTTATTAAAAACATAATCAACTGATTCTAGAAGACCATGCTCGTTTCTTTTAAATTTTTCTGGACTACTCATATAAATAAAAATTTTCTAATTCTTTTGATGAAATTTCATCGTATACGAATTTATGAGATTTGTCAAGTCTTTTAGCGGAAGATTCTGAAGGATAAACGTTTTCTTTTGTTACGAAACGTTTTTTGGATAAAAATTTAGTAGCTTTAGGATCTTCATTTTTTACTCTTGAAGGAGATACCGCATATTCAAAAAATTCTAATCTTAAATCGCTTAAATCATCTTCGGATTCATTAGCAATAACAATGTTGATTCTGCGTTTTTTTAAAATTTTAAAAAATTTATGCATATCATCTTTTGAGTGATTGCCTTTATGTAAGAAAATAACTTGTTTCAATTTTTCACAGTTTTCTATTATTTCGAAATCTAAAATTTTGTCTGTAAATAAATTAACATAAGACATTTGGCACCAATTCATGATGCTCATTTCATCAAAACACAAATCTGCTCTGATATTAATTGGTTTGTTCTCTAATTCTTGACTGTATGCAAAAAAATCTGGCACTACTTCTACTAATTCATTTTGAAATTCATGTCCAATTCTTTTTGTTTTAAAATTAATTTTTGTCTTAATATTTATTTTTTCTAAGAAATATGAAGCTATTATTTCTGGAAGAATTTCATTAATCCTTTTTTTACCCTCTTTAGCTGAAAAGCTTGGTTTTATTTCTGAAAAATCTGGAGCCAAAACTTTAGCGTTTTCTGGTTTATTTGTTTCTGGATAAGTGTTACCTATGATTGAAACATTTGGAATATTATATATATCGGCTATCAAAGAATAATGATCTAAGTGACCTAAAAAACCTTTTGAATTTTTTATAATATAGTTTTTTTGATTTGGTGTTGCTTCTAAACTAGTTAAATCAATTACATTAATTTTGTTTCTATTTAAAATAGGATTCAAAATATGAAAAACAACATCCCAATAATCATATTGATTACTTTGTATTGGTGACTGAGAACTCATAACTATATAGTTATCAGTGCCAATAGGAAAATAATGGTTTATTAGTTGGGCTTTTCCTATTTTAACACCCAAATCTTTTGCGTAAACTTCTACTAAATGTGACATAATTTAAATTGCGATTTATCCTTTCCGTTGTGAATATAACCACCATTTCTTTGTGTTGAATAATGCGGGAAAAAGGCCATATCAAAATATCCTTTATGTATACCAGCACCTTCTAAGAAAGTTGGATCATCAATTTCTGGCGCATATGGTAATACTTTATGTATGTTTTCATGACATTCAATGTAATCAAAGAAATCTGGATTAGTAAAGAAATAAATATCATGATTTGGATAATTATTTTTTAAATTAGATATTAAAGAATTTACATAAATAACATCAATTGCGGAACCAGGCATTACGACAGCTATTCTATCACCAGGATCTAAAAAATCATCCATATCTTGACCTGTTGATTGAGAATCAAAATTGTAATCATAATCAACATCTGGCATGTTATCTAGTAAATCTTCTAATTTTTTACCTATAACATCAACTGAATAATTATCTATCGTAAACTTGCGAGCTTTTTTACCTAATTCTTTTCTTTTTTCTGGTTTCATTTGCCAAACTTTTTTTAATTGTTTAGCAATACTAGATGGGTAGGTAGAAGCTTTAATAAATTGAGTTCCTGGTTCGCGATACTCTGCCCAATCTAATGGTAAACCACCACTTTCTACAGTGCATGAATCTTCACCGCAAGAATAATTAGTAACTAAAGTTATTAATTCTGTTAGTTTAGCTTCAAAAATTGGAATTTCCATGCCGCCACTTGTAAATGGATGACAATAAACGTCCATAAGGTTGTATATTTCGTTTAATTGTTCTTCATTAACGCCGGCCGCTACATTCGTTGTATTTAAAGTTTTTTCTGAACCACAACTTGAACAAGTTTGTTCTTGTCCATGAAAGGGTTTAATTTCATATTCATTACAAGCTTTACAAAAATATGTGGTATAAATGTCACCAAAATTTATATCCTTTTCTTTTAGTAGTCTAGGTATATCCCAACCTTCAGACCAATGTGTATGAAGTAATAACTTAGCCTGTGGACAATCTTTTTTAAACATTTTAAAACCATCTAAAATATTTGGAACGCTTTTTCTTAGTTGATTTCTAAAAACAAAGCCGATAATAAATTCATCTTGTGGTATGCTAAATTTCTTTCTTAATTGAAATTTTTGTGTTTCAGATAGCTTATAAAAATCTTTTGTTTCTACAGAACCATGAAGTGTTTTAACGTGATCAAAACCTTCTTTTTTCATATCTCTTTCCGCGAAAGAAGCCCAACCAAAAAAGTTTTTTGTTTTTGGCGCGGCCTCTAATGCTTGCGGTAAAATTGGCTGACTATCTAATGTAGTCCAAATCATGTGATTGATTTTGTCCCACCAAGGCTTATCCCAAAAACCGCCAAAAGCCCAAATATCTTCAACTCCAATATAAATATCTGGTTTGTATTTTTTAATAGCTTTATCTATAGTTTCTGCCCCATATCCAGCTGCTCTAGCTTTAGTTGGATCAGCATTTATTTGATTTAACAAACGAGGGTTGTTTGGCAAACTACCTTGACATTTCCAAGGTTTAAGTTGATGAGATGGATCATTCCATGCAGATCCATTACAAAATTCTATTACATTGTATTTACCTGTTTTGTGAAGATATTTAAGTATATTTTTGCAATGCTTACCAAAACCAGTAAACGCTCTTGAGTTGTTTGAGTGATATAATATGGTTTTCATTTAACTTGATTTCTTATTCTTTGTGACTCCACCAAAATACTTTTAACATTATTTAATATTTCTATTGATCTTTTAATTCTAACTATTTCTCTTTTATCACAAAAGGGACTTGATTTTCTTTTTTCTAAAAGGTTAATCATATATTCGATTTCTTTCATCCTTCATATTGAAATAGTCTTGTAAGATATAATTCCAATAAAGTTTTAAGGGTACGAGCTTCACCCTTTTCGATTCCAATACCAAACTTAAGCGCTGAGTTTTTGATAACCCCAAAAGACCAAGCTTCCACACCATTTGGCTTTGTGTACGGTTTGAATGACATTGTTGTTTTGTCATCGTTATATGTATGGTAAGCTGACCAATCTGTGTACTTTTCAATAGCATCAATGATCGCACCAGCTTCACCTTCGTTAATCTTACAATAAATGTTTTTTTCTGGATCTTTTGCGTTAGCACTAAATGATCCAGTTCTTTTGTTAGAATCCCAACTAGCTTGTTTAATAGCTTGAATTAAGAATGTTGGCTTTGATGGATTACCCTCCTTATCTTTGGTAATGATTTTGAAAGAAAAAGCACAACCTGTTGATTTTGCGTTTGGTTTATAGAGATTATATTGCATATATATACCCTATTATAAAAAAAAAGTGTAAAATTCTATATGCCAAGGAATATTAATTTACCCAAAGCAAGGGTTTTTATAAGAAAAGATATGTGGGGCGGTTCTTCTAGTGAATTTGAACCCGCATGGTTAGTTTCAGTAAGGGCATTAAGAGGTAGACCTTTCTGTTTTCAAGTCTGGGTAGATAGTCATTGTGCTTGCTACGATAAAGTAAGACCCGATTGTTTATATTGGAAAATGCCGGAAGAGGATCACGAAAAACTAGATTTAGTTGATGTACAAATGTGGGAGTGTTTATCTAATGATATAGAATTATTTCAAAAAGCACAACTAGCTGACGTGCCTATGTTAGTTAACATGGGTGATGGTGATTTTGAAGAAGGTAACTACTGGTTTACTATTGACTGTGTGCCAGAAAAACAATCACTTGGATATATGGATGTGGGTGATTCTGATTTGTTAGATGAACATAAAGAAATGAACGTTGTTCGTCTTAAAAATGGTCAGATAGCTATTTACCCTAACAATAGATTAAAATGGATTCCAGAGTCTCTCAGTAGCACTGAAGCTATAAAAAGAATACCTAAATGGAAAGTGGCAGAGAATGCTGTTTGGGATAAGGAATGGCTTGAGCAACCTTTTGAATTGTTTGGTGACTCAGATTGGAGTTATTGAAGATCAAGGGTTGAAAAACCAAACATTTTATCAAGAATTGGGGTGCAATAATAAAACTCATTTTGTATAAAATCTCTAATAGATTCATAAATAAAAAATGCTTGAAAATGAGAGCTATTAATTTCTGGCAAAATATACATGTAATAGTATACGCAGATTAGTTTATATAAAATTAATTTAGATGCAACTTGTTTGTATGGAACAATTGCTGATTTTAATTGATCTGCCGTACCAATTTCTGGAAAGTGTTTAGAATAATGCTCTAAAAATTCAAATTCTTTTTTAGGATATTTTGAAAGCTCTGATTGGAAAGAGAAAAATGCCAAATCCCATATAGGATTCAAGTTAAAAGATTCATGAAAATTACAAAACTTTATCATACCGTCTCTAAAGAGTATAGTTGATTGAGATAAATTTAAACTACATAAACAATTTTTATCACTTTTAAAATGCTCTAACTGGATCTTAACAAAGTGTTTTATTCTTTTTAATATTTCTAAAGATTCTTTAAATCCATCAATATTATTTAATGAATTCATTGTCTCTTCGTCTAAAACCACCTCAAAATCAGAATAACTAAAAACAGCATCAATAAAAATTTCTGTTTCATCAAATTCGTTTTGTGTATTTTCGTGCAAATATGACAGATTAGACGCTATGACTTTAAGACTATTTAATAAAGCGGACGTACCGTATTCTCTTATAGGAACAGAATGTTCAAAACTTGTAACTAAAAAAGAAAAATCATCACCTTGCCCATAACTAATTAATTGTGGGCTTAAATTTTTAGGGCCTATTTTTTTTAAAACTTCCGCTTCTCGTTTAAATATTCTGTATTCATCTTCGTCTCCATATTTTAGTACGTAATATTTTTTATTTGATTTAAATTTATAAAGGTCATAAAAAAAATTTTTATCTATTAGAGTTAATTCATCAACATTTTCAAAAACAGCTAAATCTGGATGTTCTTCAAACATATCCATTATAATCTGCCTTTCAATTTTTGAAATACTTAAATCTTTTGTTGTGGAAATAAGCCTTCCTTGTAAGTAATCTGATGTTTTTATAAAATCATTCATTAGAATCCTATTTTACCTATTGTTGGAATATTTTTATTTTGTTTTATGTCTTCTTTATCTATATTAAGTTTTTGCGAGAAAATTTCATAAATTATTTCCATTTTAACATCAAAAGTTCCATCAACTTCATTATTTTCGATTCTTGTTTTAGCACCAGCTTCATCAAGAATGTCAAAAGCTTTATCTGGAAATTTCTTTTTTGGTAAATATTCTTCACATAAATTTATCATTTTTTCCAAAACTTTTGCTCTAAATCTAACATTGTGAAATTTTTCATATGAATTTTTAGCCTTTTTCATCAAATCAAGTGTTTGTTCCTTTGTTGGTTCATGAATATCGATTTTCTCAAAACGACGATTTAAAGCTGAATCACCTTTAAAATATTTTTCGTATTCTTCTTTTGTTGTAGCACCTATACAAGCAAAACCACCTCTAGATAAGACAGGCTTTAAGCTATTAGCTAAATCCAAGCTGCCTTCAGAACTGCCTGCGCCAACAATAGTGTGTATTTCGTCAATAAATAAAATATATTTATCACTATTAGAAATTTCATCTATGATCGATTTTACTTTTTCTTCCATTTGTCCACGGTACATTGTTCCAGCTAGTACGGAAGTCATATCTAGTGATAAAATCTCTTTGTTTTTCAGAAAATTAGGGCAATGATTTTGAATAATTTGTTCGGCAAGACCCTCAACAATAGCGGTTTTGCCTACACCAGCTTCACCAACTAAAATTATATTGCTTTTATTTTTTCTTAATAAGATTTCAAAAGATCTATTAATCTCATTTTTTCTACCAAAGATTTCATAAGTTCCTCTATTTTTTATTTTTTTGGTTAGATTTTCGCACCAATCTTCAATTTTGTTTTTTTTGGATGGAGGAGGGCCATTTACGATAGCTGGTTCTGGTTTAGGAATATCCTTATGATTATAATTAATTCCATTTCTAATGATGCTTGCTAATAATAAACAAAAGCCATCTACATCTACGTTAAGACCAACAAAAAAATCTCTAATTTCTTTTCGTAACTGTAGCAAAGAAATAAGAATGTGGTCTAAACCAACGTATTCGTCTTTATTTTTTTTAGCTAAATTCCTAGCTCCATCCAATATATCAAAAATTTCTGGTGCATATATTTGTTTTTTTCTTTTGGGTTCTTTATATGCTTCTAAAACCATATCTAATGATTGTATAAAACCTTCTTTTATCCAACCTGCTTTAGCCATTGCAAAATCTATATTATTATGATTAACATTAAAAATACAATGAACTAAATGTAAATCAATAACTTTAAGGTGCTTGTAACCTTTAGCTAAATCTTGCGCCATTTCTAAAACATGTTTAGCGGATGGGGTTAAATTATATTTTGAAAAATCACTCATTTAATTTCTGATAGTCTTGTATAGATTTTTTCGTCTAGAATGTTTAGCTTTTCACCAAAGATTATATCTTCGCCTTTTGTACCGTAAATAAAAACAATTTGACTTTCTTTGGGCTTTTTACCGCCTTCATTTAAATAATTGTCTAAAGTAGCAGATCTTCTGTTATTAGTCATCATAAAGTTTATTTTTCCATAATCATCTTGTATCTCCACTCTCATATATTTATTTCCTGCACGACTGGTTCTAGAAACACAATCAGTAACAACACCAACAAACTTTACACGATCATTGTTATCTATTGATTTTAATTCCAAACTATTTACAAGATTATTTGTATCTTGAAACACTTTTTTAATTTCGTTAGAGTGGCTGTACCCTAAATACTTGCGTTCAAAGAACCAGTTGGCAAATACTAAATGTTCTTTGTTTTTATCGTAAATTTGGCGATATTTATCATAATCCCTTTTAAAGGTATTGAATCTAGATTCTTTCATTAATGGTCTACCATCATCCGCTGGATAATTTTCTTTTTTAACGTAAGCGATGGAATTAAGTATATCGTAATTAAATTTGCCCCCTAAATTAATGAAGTTTCTTTTTTCTCTATCTGTAAGTAAATTAAAAGATTGGGCTTCTAACACCAATCTACAACGATTTGGTACACCAGTAGAAACATCACAAAAAGAATCCATCATACCACCTTGTATTAAGCCAGAAAGAACGCCAATATTTATTCCAGATTGTTTTGCTGAAATAAAAATGTCATATTTATTTTGATCTAGTAATTCTGACTTATTAAACTCCACAACATTTTCTAAAGTTTTTTCTGAAACACCTTTAATGCTGTTTAAACCATATCTAATATTTTTACCTTCAATAGAAAACTCTACATCTGATTTGGCTAAATCTGGAGGGAGAAGTTTCATATCAAATAAACAAAGCTCTTGACTAATCAAAGCTATTTCAGCATGAGAATCTGGCTCGTGCTTTGTCATTTTAAGCAGGGATAAAAAGAACTCTTTAGAATGGTTAAATTTTAAATAAGTTGTTATAGCCGCCAAAGTAGCGTAACTAATTGAGTGTGATTTATTAAATGAATAATTAGCTGAATCTTCAGCGACTTTCCAAAGGACATCACCAACTTGTTTTGGTAAATCGTTTTCTTCAATCTTTTCTTCGATCTTGGCTTTCCATGCTGGCATCTGATCTACTTTTTTCTTACCAACAATACGTCTAAGTTGTTCCGCTTCATCAAGTGTGAATCCAACCTTAACAGCCATCTTCATCAACTGTTCTTGATATAAAGGAATACCACCAGTATATGATAAGATATCATCAAAAAACTCGTGAACAGAATTGAACACGCTAGTCTTTACATAACTTGCATATGTATCTAAATAATCAAGAGCACCAGGACGGGCAATAGCAACCACGGCAGAAAGTTCTTCAAGATTACGAGGAGCAATCTTTTTAGCTGCTTTAAAGTTTGTATCCGCTTCAATCTGGAAGAGACCCTTTGGTGCCTCAATGAATTTGAAGTTTTCATATATGTTATCTGACTCGACATCTATAGTTTCTATGTCCATATTAAGTTGTTTAAGGGTATCATAAACAACAGATAATGTCCTCAATCCTAAGATATCGAATTTAACCATCAAAGATGCTACGTCATTCATGTCGTAACCAGATACATAATTACCGTCATTAGTTTTCTGCATAGGCATAACTTCTTGTATGTTATAGAAGCTAATCGCAATCCCCGATGGGTGAACGCCAGTGTTCTTATTTAATCCTTCTAGTTTTCTGGCAATATTAAATACTTTAGGGTTTTCATCACAAAACTTTTTAAGTTTTTCGCTTTCGTCATAAGCTTTTTCTAACTTAAATACCTTTCCAAACTGTTTTGGTATAGAGGCGCTAATGTCATTAACCTCTTCTTCTGAGAACCCTCCGACAATCTTTCCGCACTCCTTTACACACAATTTACTGCTCAATGTGTTTAAAGTTAATATCTTACAAGTCTTACCTTTGTGCTTATCTTCAATATATTTGATTACCTCAGCTCTTCTATCGTAACTGATATCATTGTCCACGTCAGCCAACAAAGAGCCATCTAGGTACGTTATATCGTCAACAATGGTCTTTTTAGCTCTGCTTTTAGATACAAATCGCTCAAAAAACAAATCATACTTGATTGGATCGATATTTGTGACTTTTAACAAAAAAAGTACCAACGAGCCGGCCGCAGAACCACGACCTGGCCCAGTTGGTATATGATTCTCATGACAAAAATTCAAAACATCCCAATTTAGGAGTATGTAATCAACAAACCCCAAATCTTTCAAAACGGACAACTCCATCTTAACCCTATCGTAATATTCTTGTTTGTTATCTAACTTATCTACACCTCTTTCTTTAACACCTTTTAGGCATAACTCACGAAGTAAATCATAATTAGATGATGTATTAGAAATACCTAACTCGTCGTAAAATCTTTGTTCTACTTCAATCTCTGGCAATCTAACACCAACTGGCATTGGTTGTTTAAATGATTCTAAATTTCTAATTCCCATATTTGTTTCTGAAATATTTCGAAGTTCTTTTCTATATCGTATAACGCATCATGTAGCTTTTTTTCGTCAAAGTCAATATTATAATGCTGTAATAGATGTTTCTGGTTTGTTTTTAAACCACGTTCCCTAAAGTGAAGGTATCTCATTTGCCAAGCAAGTAATTCGTTGTCTGGATTTTTATCTCCCTTTGCTATAGCTTTTGCTAAAATGTTTGTATCTAAAAGTTCTCCAATAAAATTTTCGTAACTAATTCTTACGCCCATTTTTCTGAGCCAAACACCTAAGATATAAATATCATAACCAAGAATATTGTGACCGAGAACAATGTTATTACCATACAAAGCTTTTTCAAAGTCTTTCCAAACAACCATTGGATCTTCTGCAACAGATTCATAATAATCTCTGTCAAATCCAGTAACCCGTGCGGCATCTGGAGAAACGTTTAAGTCTTTCCATTTGATAAAGCGATTATGTTTTTTTATGACCTTTTTGCCTTCGCATTCAATCCAAGCTATCTGCCAAGGTTTAGAAGTGATTAAGTTTAATCCCTCTGTCTCGGTATCAAAAACTACGTAGCGCTGTTTAAAGTTGTATCTAAGTAATTCTTCCATGATTCGAAGCAAAATTCGTTACTACCAAAGTGATCTAGTCCAGGGTTCGATAGATCATAAGTTCTACCTATCCTGCGGTTACAAATTAATTTATAAGTTTGAAAAGCCAAAACGTCTTCTTTGTCTTTATAATATATTGACTTTGCGTTAAAGTGTTCGTTTAAATGATTCTTGCAATAATTTAATATTTTATCTTCAATCAAACAATCAAAGGGTAGATTATTATCTTCTATTATAAAGGGTATGTCACGAGGTAAATCAACAACACAATTAGAAAAAGTTGTTAAATTTTTATGTAAGAAAGAGTCGTAAAAAGGTACAACATACTGTAAATTTTTTGTAAAGTCCCAAGGCCTTGTGATCTTTGTGTCCGATTGTTGGGTATAAAGGTTATACAATTCTTTTGCACCAGCATCACCATTTGCAAAAGCAATCATTTTACTTTCTGATTCTTCGCTTTGGTCGTCATTATACATAGAGAAACGCAAACCAAAACGTAACCTATCTTCAAATTTTCTAAAGGCTTCTGGGAAACCTGTCATACTATCTTCGATGAAATAAACTTCTTTGAAGTCTTTTGTCAACTCGTGCACATCGTCTATACGTAAAATACTTTTACCAATAGAAGAATGTGTTTTAAAAAAAGGAATCATATTACCAATATAGATGGTAACATCGATTTGTCAAGATTATATCACTAAATCTTTAATTAAAATATTGTAACAATCTGATTTAAACTTCCATTTACCATTACCTCTAGGGTCTATCTGCCCTTTCTTACCGAATACAGCTTTATCGTAAAAATCTTTCTTTTTCATAAAACCGTAAACATATGCTATAGTGTTAGATTCATTAACACCAACAAAGCAATAAGCATCACACTTTTGCTTAGTATTATAATCAGAAACATTTAAGTTCCAATTTTTGTTTGGGGTAAATTGGTCTGAGAACTTTTTTGTTTTTATATCTATTTTGTAATCTTTGATTATTGTATCATAGTCATAAGTATTTTCGCCATTTCCTTTGTAAGCGTCTTTTACAATAATTTCTCCAACAGCACCCGCAAGATTACCCTCTCCTTTTGTGATGCTGTTGTTTAATTCTTTAAAATCAAAAAGCTTTTTAGCTCTATCTAATTGATCTTTTGTGATTGTGAATTTTTTCATAAATGTCTAGGACAACCTTTATAATATTTAATTGAATGTTTGCCACCGTATGGCACCATACTTTTATCAAAATCTTCTTGGAAACAGGATATAGTATGTTGTCCGTCTGCATCTAATATTTCTACATAAAAGAAATCAAATTTAAAAGGGCAATGCCACATTAAGGAACCATCTTTTTTCAGTTGACCTTTTTTCTCAGCAAAACCACATTGCAGTCTGCCGCTAAAAGTATTATCATCTGGAAAGCCTTTATCGTATGCAAAATTACTTTTGGCTGTAGATTCTGTAAAATTTTCTAGATAGTTTTGTATGTTCGCTAACTGCATTTCAAAACCTTCTAAGTCATCTTCCTCTAAAGGCGTCATTTTTAATAAGCCTTCTTTTTTTAAATTAAATTTTAAAAATAAAAATTCAGCATTCCTATTTACATATTCTGGAAACAGATGTTTAACAGCCAAACAGTAAATGTAATCTTGTAAGTTGTCATCTTTTTCTTTTCCATTAAATATTTTTTTAGATGTTTTATAATCCCTAATCAGTGCTATTTTTTTATCTTTGTATAAAAACAACTGGTCAATAAAACCTCTAATGTTGTATCCATTTTTTTCTATATCAAAGTCTAACTCTGCATAAGCCTCATCTGGTATACCCAATTCTTCTCCGTGAAAGTTGCAGCTTAAACCATTGAGAATCATTTGTTTAATTAAGTCCATGTTGTCTTCATCATCAACACCCATTTCTTTTGCTTCAGATAATATTTGATCTTTAACAACCTTAACTACAAAAGGGTCTTTTGCTTTAACAATTTTATTGTATTGAGTTTTGGTTTTTTGTTTGGATAAATGTTCAAAAACATTGTGGCATATAGAACCACGTCTAGCTCCATCATTACCTTTTTCTGGCAACTTAAGTTTATATTTAGACCAATATAACCAACTACAAGATTGCGCAGTTTTTATACGGCTTGCTGATAATTTAACTTCCATTTAAAATTTTTATGAGTTTTTTACAGTTACCGTTTTTAAAAAGATATTCGTTACTTTTGATTTCTTTAATAATCCAATCTTGTGTTTTTTTATCTGCTAAGTGCCATTTAAACCTTCTCTCGTGCCATTTATCAAAAGAAACACCGTTGTGTAGCATTTCTCCAAAGTCGTTAGCTAATGGTGGATTGATGCATATTTGATTTAAGTCATATATTTGTGCGAGTTTTGCGGCAGTTTTAATTGTCGCTTGAAGTCCAGAATTTATTTCTTTTTCTTTGTCATTATTCATAGCTATTATAACACGATCTAGATTAAAGCTATTGATAAACGAAATAATTTTTGAAGAAGCGTCTAATCCAAAAGCAACTAAAATATTTCTGTATCCAGATTCATACAAAGCTAAACAGTCACCAATACTTTCTACTATGACTACTTCTTTATCTACTTCAATCAAATGGTTTGGATAAACCCAATCTGTTTTGCGACCCATATGTTTCCATTTGGGTACACCATCACCTTCTTTAACAGTGCGGCCAGAAAAACCGTGTATATTTCCATCTAAATTGTAGATTGGAAAAACTATTCTACGATACATTTTACCATTTCCAGCATATCCACACTTAAATTTTTTTTGAGTTTCTGATGAAATTTTTTTCTTTTCATAAAAACTTCTAATCGGTAAAAGTTTTTCTAAAAAAGATTCTGGGTATATTTTTTCCATTTCTATTTTTTGTTCTGGCTTTTTACGTTCATAATTTTGTACAGCGTCACCTACATATTGTTTTAGTATTTTAGGGTCATTGGTTTTTAATGTTTCTTGTATTAGAGCTTGAAATGGTTTAGATTGATTATCTGCACCAAAATCTTTCCAAACACCGGTGTCTTTATATATTATAATGGCTGTTTTATTTTTTCCATTTCTATATAAAGCATTTGTACGCCAATGATTACCACAATCTTGTAATTGATAACCAAGTTTTTCTAAACTGTCTCTATAGATCGTCAAAAGAAGGTATGTTATCTTGTGTGTGTATTAAGTCGCCACCACTATTTCTAAAAGCGACTATGTCTCTTAAATCTCCACATTCTGTAATGTTAAAGTTTTTGAACTGTAAGTTGATAAAGTTCTTACGTAAGTTGTCATCAACTTGAACTGGTTCACAAGCACCTGCAATATCTTTGCCTAAGTGTCTTGCTTTAACGTTTATAAGTTTGTGTGTGCCAAATGAAGAACCGTCGTCTGCTATTTCATCAGTTGTCTTTTGTCTTAAAATAAACATATGGGAGCAGAATTGTGTGATTCTATCTGATAAGGAGACAATGGATTCATCGTCAACGATGTTTTGAGAGTTTCTGTTATTAGTGATACCACTACGATTAGATTGAACTGAGGTAATCATTGGTATAACTGGTAATCCATCCTCAAGAATTTCTTTTTGTATACATTTTTTAAACTTGTCTACCATTTCTCCAACCATTTGCCACTCTGATTTATTGCTAGATTGTTTATCTGAAGATGTTTTAATATAATCAAATGAAAAAATCATTTTGTTCCCACGACCAACTTGAGAATAGTAAAACCTTTTTAATGTGTTAATCATAGAGTCAACATCCATGCCGCCAACGTTATAATAATAAAATTTAAGTTGTTTAACCTTAGACCAAACAGAGCGAACTTTATTAACAACATCTTCGCCAGCCTGTCTCCATTTACCGCTTTCAAGTAAGTGAGATGGGACACCAGACAAAGCTGCACACTGACGAATTATAAGTTCTTCTTTACTCATTTCTCCGTTGTCGAAATGCAAAACTGGAACATCATATTTCATAGCTACCTTAGTTGAATAGTCCATGCAAAATTGAGTTTTACCTACACCAGAACGAGCAACTATAACAGTAATGTTTCCAGGCCTTAATAAGGAACCATAAATATCATTAATTTTTTCATGAGGGCCAAACATACCAAATTCTTCTACTGGATTATTGCCACGCTCTTCGATGAAGTGTTCCATTTCTTCATAAATATTTTTTGGCACATCGTCACCAACTTCAAATAAATTTATTTTTTCATTATATAGCTTATCAGCTAATTCAACTATTTGAAGATAGGGAACTTCTGTACTGATTGATTTCATCTCATCTGAAATTTTTTGACCAGTAGCATGTATTTCTCTTCTGACGCTATATTTTTTTAATTCTTTTATAGATGTTTGTATCTTATCATCAGAATGTATTTTTCTCATAGATAAAGATCTAACATAATCTAATATATTTATATCTTCTTCGAATTTGATACCTAAATCTTTGATTCTTTGAACTATGATAACATCGTCAATGTTTTCATTTCTTTCTAAAGACTTTCTTAATATAATAAAAAGTGTTTTATGTAACAACGAATTTTTGTCATAAAAATCCTTCTCACTTAAAATGTTAAGATAGTTTACAAATACTTTGGGTTTTTGTAAAAAAGCGGCTAAAACTTGTTTTTCTACTTCGTAGCTATAAATCATATGCCACTATACTGTAGTTAAATTCTAAAAAGTCAAGCGTCTTCTTCGTCTATTTCGGTAGATTGATCGTACGCATTCTCATTTAAATAAGTTTCTAATGCTTTAAGAAGGCCATATTCAGTTACTTGGGTATCGCATTTAGTATATACGATAGGTTCTCCTTTTTCTGTTGAATAAGCTAATATAAAGCCTTTATAAGAAGAAGGCCCTCCAGTTAATTCATAAAGTTGATCTAATATCTTTTGGGGGACTTCAAATTTTTTGAATTTGGGCTTTTCCATGTATTTATTTACACTTCGCTTAAAATTTTATCAAAATATTCTTCTGATAATTCATCATCTGGGTAAATTTCTATCAATTTGATCTCATTTAGTTCACAAAACTCCATTTTTTTGTTGTCTCTACGTATTTGACGTACAAAATTAGCTCTGGTTTTATGAAAATGCTTCACAAATTTGAGATGTTGCGCTCCCTGCACCTCTATAGCTATCTTTTTGGTATGATTGTAGAAGTCTAGGGTAAGTTGTGTACCTGCGACCTTAAACTCCTCATATACGGCATCGTAGCGCCAATGTTTGTGCAAATAAGATCTTACTGTACGTTGGAATTTGCTTCTGCATTTGCCATTCCATTTGATTTTGTACCTGTGTGCATTTCTAACAGGTTTTTCTTTGCCATATAAAGTTATAAAATTCATAAAAAAGCCCTCCCCTTATTATAGGGAGGGCTCATTCGTTTTCAAGTTAAAAGTTGAGAGCGACCCCAAAGTCAGAGGTTGATTCCCACTCTCCATTAGTGCCTTGAGCTGTATTTAAATCATTGTTTAGATAATTTAAGTTAGCGAACACTGTAAGGTGATCTAATGTTGTTTGAACACCAATTGTAGCTAAAGTATAACTGTAATCTGTTTCATACTGAAATGATTCACCATACTCTAATCCAACTGCGATAGCAAAGTGCTCAGTAAGATCTAGATCTGTTCCTACTGCGATATCTGCTGTATATTGACCACCCTCTTCTGTCGTAACAGAAACAAGTGAATCAATACCAAACAAGTTTACCGCATAAGAACTAACTAACTCATAAGCATTTACATCGTTAATAGAAGTAATATATAGTTCTGTAGCAACGTCTCCCATGAAAGTAGAAAGGACAGTACCAACAGTACCGTATAATTCTTCTTCATCAGCTTTTACTTGCTCGATTGAACCGACAAGTGACAGGCCACCAATTACTCCTAGTTCTGAAGACGCTTTAACATACCCAACGTCCGCAGATCCGTAAAGTCCGCCATCGATACGTTTTTCGTAGTTACCTACTTCTACGTCAATGTTCCATGACTTTACCGTTTGTTCTAGTTCTTGTGCCTCTGCTTTATTGCCTCCAAAAATGAAGAAAGCTGCAATAGCTGCGACAACAAGTCCCACTTTAATCTTATTATTTTTTAGTATTTCCATAACTTAAATCAACCCCTACTGAGGGTTAGAT